CAAATGCAGAGCGCAAAGAATCAGCGGCACGAGTGACGGCAACAGTAGTCGTGTCGATGTACGAGGATGCGAACGGCGCGGCTTCAAGCTGCATGCCCCAGGCATAAAGCAGGCTTGTACCGTCGCCGGAGTAGCTGGCTGCACCAGACGCATCGAGTAACGCAACATCCGTGCTCAGCGTTGTGTCAGTGTTACTTGTAACCGTGAGCACCACACGATACCAACCAGTGCCGACTTGTGGCTCAGAGCGAATTGCCGCACTTAGGCTCGTGAATGGCACGCCTATGCCCGTTGCGGCACCGATGGTGCCAGCGACAAGATCGGCATCAACATACGCGCCATTGCCGCCGGAATCACTTAACGCTAGCCGCGCCTTGGTCCGCGTGTCAGCTTTCAGGTAGGCCGATGCCGTGTACTGAATAGCCGACGCGGCTTTCGTAACCGCTTGGCCGACGTTATGCACCGTGCCGCCAGCGTCTTCAATGATCGCCTCGGCAGTGGTATTACCCATGATGTTTGTGGCTGCATTAGCAGTGACCGTAGCGCCCGTTTTTATCCAGGATGCGTTATCGAGCGTGCTTGAGCGCAGCAGCAGATTGGTGCGTGCGCCCTCCACGAGGTCGAGGCTGAAGCCCCCAACGGAGCGACGGCGGCGGGTGCCAACAGCGGCGGTGGTCGTGGCGACATATTCCTGGGCACGACGCGACCTGCTGAGACTCGACCCCCATAGATATATCCCACTGACGCCATCACCTAGATAGCTTCCAGTGAGTGCGATGGGAGGATCGGTGTCTATGCCGTCAGCTGCCGTTACAGGGTGAAACTGATTAAAGGTAGTGCCAGCAACAGTTACTAGAAATGTGATGGACACCCGATACCACCCATCCACCGGCCCAAGGTTAGCGACTGACACCGTGCCAAGCTCAACACCAGACAGAACAGTCCCGCGCTTGAAGTGCGCCCGGATTGCGTCGGCCTTAGCCTGCGCACCACCAGCACCTGAGTTGATCGGGTAATTCAGATCAATCTGGAATATGCCGGCCATCTCGTCAGAGTCTCGGATTGACAGTGGCGCAGTAGTTGCCGGGATGACGAATACGGACGCCCAGGCGGTGCTTGCGGTTGGCTTGGTAAAAGCAGCGTTAGGGTATGCCGTAAGCGCATCAGTGAAGAATGCGCCGGATCGGTAGCGGGCGATTAGTGCGGATGGGATGCTGTTGAATGACATTAGACCTTATTCTCCGCGACTGCCTTGCGAACGATTGATTGAATGCGGGCGGCGTTGACCCTTGCCATGCCTGCCGGCGCCTGAATAGAGAACCCGTCAGCCGTGGTATTAGGTCCGCCGCCGTTATACAGCCCGAACTCTAGCTTTCCTATGTAGACAAGGTTCGAGGTCAGATAGATCACTCTGCCCATCTTGAATGATTGCACTGTCGAATCTAGCTCGGCTTTAGCGTCTGATAGCGTCCTGATCGGATCGCCACTTGCAGGCGTCCCCATAGTGGTCTGCCAGCTGCCACGAGCACGCCCGGACTTTACCGGCGTGTCTTTCTGGATTGCGGTAAAAAGATCAAGCGCAATAGTGCGGCCAGTCTCGTCAAGACTTGCATTTGTCAGCTTGGCGAATCGCTCAAAGTCCTTGGCGAAGCTCATCAGTTACCAAGCCGCACATACAGGCGAACAGTTGCCACGACAATTCCATCGGAATTGATAGGATCAATAACAACGCTCTCAATGCCAGGAATCTCGACGCCATCTATCTCTAGCTTTACCGACGCGCCAGTTGTCGGACCTTCTGTTTCTTTTCTGGTGCTAACGACTACCGATCTTGTGCTCATCATTTACGCCCCTGCAACTCATACAACAACGGAGTCCCAGCCGGATTCAGCGCCTTAACCGTCTGCACCACATACACAGTCGCGCCGTCGATAATCTGCGCGCCGGCTGTTGGCTCTGGAGCTGTGCCGACTGACACGAGGATTTTCTTGTCGTCGGTCTGGACGAGTGTGCCGGATTCGGTGACGCGGCCTTTGTAATTCAGGATAAGGCCATAAACGGCATGATCCGAGTATGTCGGAACGTTCGTTTGGGCGTCTGGATCGTATACGGCGCCGGCCTGAATCCGCAGAGTCAGCGGCTTACCAGCATCGCGGATTGCCTCACTAGCGCCAGCCTGAATAGCGGCATAGTCTACGGCGCTCATACGCGGCGCACTTCGAAGTTAATGCCACCGCCGGCTTTCATGAGCGGCTTCAGCAGTCCGTTAGCGGCGGTAAACACTGGCTGCGTGTTGTTCGCGCCTTCTGCCCACTTGGTCGTGATAACGTCAACCGTCTGTTCGATCATGCTGCCTTTCGATCCAGCGCCAACAGTCGGCAACAACGCAATCCCAGCATCAACATCCAACGCTAGCCGACACTGTGCATCTTTCAGGCTTTGCGGGATTGCGTCATCAGCAAGCGCGGTGCCGTACACATATACGCCAGTGCGAGGCCATGCTAGCGGCTGTGTCGGACTGGTACGCTCGCCCTGCCAGCGGTCTTCTAGGGTTGCGAGGTAGTCCATTGCCAGCAGCAGCAAGACCGACGGATTGCTGTCAACGATCACGATCCCGCGATCATTGGCATAAGTGCCAAGCTCGCCTTCTGTTGCGTAGGTGTTTGTGCCGACTATCAGAGCCATTTCCAGAGCCTCAATTTAACTATGCAAATGATATGCCAGATAACCGCGCAAGGCAAAAGAAAGCCCGCACAATGGCTGGCAAATGATCAAGGCGAAAGCGGCCAATCTAGCGGACCCTCGTACAGCTCAAGGCGCGAAGATATGTACTGAGCCGCAGCGTCTAGCGTTTCGATAACAAAAAGGTAAGTAGTGTTCGGCTCATCGAATATGCGATTGGATGCGTAGGCAATCGGAACAGCTCCGCGCGCCTGCTGACTTGACGGCCCAAAGGCATAGATCGGCGCGGCAATCTCAGTTCCTCGGTCAGATACCGTAGGCCCGGTGAATATTTGGCACTCCGGCTGCGTCAGAGCTTGGCTGGTCAGCATATTCCAGAACCCCGCCTGCGTACCTCCGGTATAGGTTGGGTTCTTGTATATCCTGCCGACCACGCCTATTCCATCAAAACCGAAAACGCGCTGCTTCAAGTCTACCGGCTTGCTGCCAGTGCGAAAGATCGTGTAATTAACGCCAGTACCAGCAGCAAGCTGAACCCGTGTTGACGCCTCCCACTGGACGCCGCGCTTCTTGTTCATCTCGTCATACGACTGCGATGTTATGGCCCGGTCACCTGTATACAGGCCATCAGGGGCCTCGGTGCGCACCTTTGCACGACGCTCACCCTCTACAGGGCTTGTCATAAGATCAGAAGGCCCGAAGTCTTGGATCGTGTATGTGCCGGTCATGGTGTCTCATCCACGGCTTTGCGCTTCTGTTGTTGCCGCTTATTGTACTGCGCCATAAATGCACGCCACAGGTCAGACCTGATCGGCATGGGTTGCTTTTGCTGGTCGTCCACGGCGCACCTCCGGCTTGACTTGCAGATTCTTTGCGGCCTCGGCCTGCTCGGATGGCGCGCGTGATCGCTCGATTCTTTGAAGTGTGGCGAAGTCTACTTCCTGGCCTGGAACAAGGCCGTCTTTGTTCAATTCAGTCATGGCGCACCTCTTATCTGTTGCAAATAGTATGCCATAAAATAATCAGGCGTGTCTAAAAGTGGCGCCTTTGCATTTGCCGCGCCTTGTTATGCTGTTTTGAATGGCTGCTTTTGTCACGCCCATGTCGTCCGCCGCGTCAGTCATGCACTCATACCTTATTCCTGTATCAATGTTTACGACAGGCCTAGCCCTTTGGTGTGTACCTCGAACGAAAACCCCCTTTCTTGCGTCAGATGATTTTTTCCGCATTTCAGCTGTCCATTCCCGCTCAACATTCTTTTTTGCGGTAATGATTGCGCTGTGCTTTCTTGCGTATGCAAATGACCGGCTCGTGTATCTTTTTCCGTCTCTATTCATCAGCATTGCGATCCACGCATATGCCATCTGCTTATTTCCATGAATCCTAAATAGCAGCCAGTGAGCAATGTAATGCTCGCGACCTGTTAGCCGTACAAGATTTGACTCATCATCCTTGCCGCCCATTGATCTTGGCACGATATGGTGGGTTTCGTAGTACTCACCATCTATCGACGGCCTGCCTACGGCGTTATCTATTATCTGCTTATATACAAGTTCACTATTCATTGTTTAAGTATACAACAAGTACACAAGATATGCAGAAAAGAAGGGCCGAAGCCCCTCTGTTCTTGGATCAGTTTGTTTGCATGAATGATAGCGGTACGTTCTTGCGTTCAACAACGCGGCTCCAGCTTGCGGCCAATGCCAGCTCAGACAAGCTGAACGAAACAGCAGCCGGAGTGCCGGTAGCCTGGTAACCGAATGGATGCAAAATCCAAGTCTTGCGAGTCCACAGGGTTTCCACGCCCGCACCGTTGCCTTGCGATGCTTCACGCTCAATCTCGACAGCATTGAGTGGCGCACCATCGCCATAACCAAACGCGCCTTCGCCGTACAACACAGAGGTGTAGACGAAACCGTCAGTAGTACCAGCGGTAACGGTGTGGCCGTCGTCAACGATAACGCGCAGACCCATATAGGTCGGAATGGTCAGCTGACCCATGCTGTCAGGAATGTAGACAATGTCGTCATTCTTGACCATCTGAGCCATAACGTGCGAGTGAACACCGATTGCGCGAAGCGAAGTAGCAGCATCGCCCATGGTGTAAACAGCGTCGGTGAACGCATCGCGGTTGAACTTGGTGGTAGCGGACTGGCCAGCAACGGACTGCGAGGCCACGTTTACAACCATGTCGCCGGAGTTGCTGGCGATGTTGTCTGCCAGAATGCCGTTGGTCGAAGCGATCAAGCGGCGCTGCCACTGGCGCAGCCAGTAGGTATCGGTACGGGCGCGGATGTGTTCCATTGCGCGCGGACCCATAGCCACTTCGGACGCCAGATCGGTAGCCGACAGACCTTTGTTCAAGAAGGCTTTGCGGCTGATCTGCTCGCCCTGCGCGACCTTGGCGGCAGTGGCAATCGAAGCCGGGTTGTCGTTGCTCAGGTTAGGCGCGACGGTTGGGTCAATGTCATTCCAGAACGGCAGCTCAGCGACTTTACCGGCAGCAGTTGCCAGGCCGTCGAGCAGCGAGTTGCGGGTAACGATACCGGACTGATAGAACGCGGTCTTTTCCGGGCTGTTAACAGCCGGCAGGTCTTGGAAGACCTTGACGTCAATGATGTCAGCAAGTTGGACGGTAGCCATGATTTAGTAACCTCGTGTGCGGTCGGTGTGATCGGCTTTTAGCCGGTCATATTGTGCGGGGTCTTTCTGGCGGATTGCCGAAAGTTCAGCCCCTGTTAACTCTTCAAACTTTTTGGTGGCACCGCCGCCGATCTTGCTGCCGGGAGCACTACCCCCGCTTGCTTGGTTGCCTTTGCGCAGTGACTCGTAGTCACCAGTCGCAAACATCTCTTTGATCACAT